GTGGTTCCAGTGGTGCTACCAGTGGAACCTAGTAATAGGAAATTATCATGGCATTGAATCTTCTCGATTATCAAGAACTTCTTCGCAACCTGCCCCAAGGGCAGGTAGTGGGTCTGGCTAAGAAGGGTGATCCTCGCTCATGGATGGCAGGCGATGAGCTACGCCGCCGTGAGGAAATGCGCGATGCCGCTCAGGCGGAAGCCGCAGAGGAACAGGGTCAAGAAAATGTAATGGATCAATACATTGCTCGTGCTTCAGGCATCCCTGGAGCAGGTCAACCCCCGATGGGTGGCCCACAAGGCCCTCCAATGCCCACTCAAGGCCCTCCGATGCCCCAAGGTCCACCTCGGCCTCAAGGTCCTCCTATGGGTCCTCCTCCTATGGGGCTCCCTCCGGGCGCTCCCCCTCAGGGGTTCCAGCGTGGTGGCCCGGTTGATGTGCTTGCTTCAAGAGGGCGTGGTGGGGACAGCCAACTGATGCATGTTGGCCCTCGTCAGGTGAACCAGATGGGTACCTCGATCAACCCCGAGACGGGTTTGCCCGAGGCGTTTGCGTTTCCCCTCGTGGGACCCGCATTGGGGATGGGTGCGGTTTGGCTGCTCAAACGTTATGGACCGAAAGCATTACAGAAAATCTCTCCTCGACTTGCAAAGTTCATGGGTGCAAAGAATGCAGCCGCAACGACTCAAGCCATGCAGTCAGGGAGTGAAAAGGTTGGCTACATGGGAGGGGCTGCTACTGGGTCCATGGCCGGAGATGTTCCTTATTACCCCACTCCTTCTGTATCTGGCGCAGCAGCGCCTGCTGCCGCTGGAGGTGTAGGTAATTGGCTGAAGAAAGCCGGGATGTACGGAGCCGGGGCGCTTGGTGGTGCTGCATTGATGCCAGAGGGAATCATGCCGCCAGAGAAGGATGCGCCTCCGGTCCTTGATCCGACTACACCCGCTGGGACTGGTGGGACTGGTGGAACTGGTGGAACTGGTGGAGGTGCTGCACCCCCTACCGACATTCCGAGTCTTCAGGAACGTATTCAAGCCACCTCTCCCAATTGGATGCAGGAGCTTGGTCAGAGCATTGGTCAATTCGGCGTTGGCATGGGACAAAGCACGGGAGACACGCTGGATGCCGTAACTTCAGGGTTCAAGAATGTCTTGGAGGTTCCCAATCAAATGGAAGTGAGGAGACAGCGTTCGCTTGGTCAAGAGGCTTCGTATGACCTTGGCCTCAAGAACATTGAAGCAGAAAAGCTTGTCGCCAAACTTGTTTCACAGTCCAAGGTTTCTGGGAAGAAGATGAACCCATTGGAATTTGCTCGGTACCTTGGTGCCGAAGGAATTGTCCATACAGGAATGACCGAATCGGAGAGGAATGCGAAAATACAAGAACTGTATTTCATCTATGATGAAGCAATTGGTTCGGGCTACGGCGGTGCTGGTGGAGTCCTTGGTAGGGGAGTTCCCATTACTTCCGGTGTCGATTCTTCTGGTATGCCAACCGGAAGATACCCTTACGGTGAAGAATAGAGTATGCCCTGGAATGTCAGGCTTCCCGACGGAAGGGTTCGATCCTTCCCTAATAGCGTAACAGAGGAACAGGCCCAGTCGATACTGGTAAGAGATCATCGCGATCTCTTCCCTGATGCAGGCGGCGGGTTCTGGGATGCTGCGGAGTCTTCAGGTAAGAGACTTCTCTCTAACGTTGCCGCTGCCGGTGACCTGACTCTTGGATCAATACTAGATGATGAAGAGCGGTACAATCGTGGCATAAGGACCTTGGAGAGAGGAGAGGAGTGGGCGCGTGGTGCCCTTCCTGCCCCTCTTACCACAGAAGATATTTCAAAGTCCTACGAAGATGAGGGGCTTGCTTCCTCCATTGGCACCGCCGGTCAATGGGCTCTCGAAACCATGGGGCAAAGCCTCCCGTACATGGCTCCCATGTTCGGGGCATCGAAGTTTGCCGCTGGTCCCGGTGCGCGTATGGCTACCCAGGCCATGCCAGCACTCACTCGCAAGATGGGAACAGATCTCACGCGAGCCACGTTGGGCCACGCTGCTGGCTCATTATCCATGATCCCTGCCTTCTTTGCCGACAACCTTGCGCGGCAAGTTGAAGAAGGCGCAATCACACCAGAACAGCTAAAGCCGATGAACGCCGCTATGGCGGCTCCCGCACAATCGGCAATGGAATATATCTTTGTCGCCTTGATGGGGAAGATAGGCCAAGCCCCGCAACGTGCGGCGGCTCAATCTATTTCCCAATTCATTGGCCGACAGGGCCTTAGAGCTTCCACTGAAATACCCACCGAGATGGCGCAGACCATTCTGGAACGTGCTCAGGCTGGTCAATCTATTTCGCCTAGAGATACAGAGAATGTCAAGGAAGTCCTGTACGCAGGTCTTGCTGGTGGCGTTGCCGGTGCCGGTTTTGGTGCGGTGTCCACTGGTGCCCAGATTCCAAGTGTACTGAGGGACCAGAGAAGGCTTGAGGCAGAGACGCAGTATCGCAAGGAAGAAGACGAATCGATCAGAAAGAACATTCAGGACGAGTCGGATGCAGTTCACTTTCGTGGTGAGGGTGATGCGGTGGAAGCCAGAAGGCTTGGCCTCCAGTCGCTTGACCCCGTGAATGCAGAGATAGAGTTGCAAACGATTGAGGAATTAAAGGGTCGCCCTGTTACGGCAGAAGATATCCATAAGGCTGCTAGTGATAGGAACATTCTTTACGATGATGATCCTGGGTTCCTTGCGTTTTCAAAGAAGATTACTGGTGTAAGTAAGATTGACGAAATGGATCCGGATGGAGGAGACGCTCAAAAGCGCCAACTCTATGGCGCGTTAACTCAGTTCTCAAGACAGCCCATACCCAGTAATTCCGGAGGCGTGAGTCTTCCGACGTGGACAGAACCGGAGTACCAAAAAGCAATTAACTATCACCGTCCAAAGAGGGCAAGGAAGGCTCGTAAGGGCAAGCCTTCCGTAAGGGGGCGTGGTCAGATACCGATTGAGGCAGAGGGTGGAACGATTCTTGAGGCTCTAGATCTTACCTTTAGTGATGAAGATGTTCGTCTTGCATTGGACATCAAGGACGAAGCTATTCGTAGGGGTGATGCAGTATTCAAGAAGGGGAAGAAGGGACAGAAGAGACAGATAGTCTTAAGCAAAAAGAAAGGTTACGAGGAATCGGAATACAGGGAGATACTAAATCGATCAAGGGCCAGGGTAGATCCCAAGACAGGTAAGCCATCGCCAATGGTTACGAGAGAGATCGTTGCTGATGCAACTGGTAGGAAGTCCCTGACCTACATCAATATGATAAAGAACGATATGGTTAAAAGGGGTGACGCCGGAAGAACCGGTACGCAAACGATCCCCATCGTTCTTAGTTCTGTATTCAGAAACAGGGAAGTTTTTTCCGATGAGGACAAGGGGTTTCTTGTCAGGAACGAGGACAACGAAATACTTGGTGGTAAGACCACTGTACGTGCCGCCAGAGACGAAAAGAAAAGGTTGGAGCTACGTGATACTCGCTACTTCCTCGAAAGAGACGGGAAGATCATTGGGAATCCCGATGGATATAAGCCTAGCAAGCAACGTTATGGTGTGAAGGCTGATCCCCAGGCGACGGCTAGGTCGGCAAAGAGAACTATCAAGAAACGGGAGCCGGGTGGTCCCATTACCATCAAGACGGTAAAGCCAGAGTATGCAATCTCTAAGGAGGCAGAGACCGGGTGGAGAATTGGCGAGAGGAGATCAGATCTCTACGGTTACACAACGCCATCGGAAGTTGAGTTTTGGGGAGACAAGGAGGTAGCTGATAAGCGGGTCAGGGAGTTGTCAAGAGACTACGCTGGTGCCTACCCCGTCGAAGAACGTATTGCCAAAACGGTTGAGGGTGAGGTCGAGGGAAGACTACCCCAGCGCATAGATACCAGAAGCCAGGAGTATTCCCCTGAAGAGATTGCCAGGAGGGAAGCTCTCCTTAGTGCGTTGACTCGTTCTCTTGCTGGATATGGCTTGAATGATATCCGCCTACGTCTTACGGAGATCTTCAAGGGCGAAGGTGGTGTTGAGCAAACGACAGACACTGAGACTGGCGCAGTATCTACGAAGTTGAAGCCCATTCTGAGACCGGATACCGAAGGGGAATACAACGCAGCGAGGATCATAACCGTTGCAATGAATCGCTTGACTCCCGATATGACAGCGGAAGAGCAGGCAAATGTATTGGTTGATGTAGTCAACCATGAAATCATTCATGCAATGCGAGCCCTTGATCTTTTCACGCAATCTGAGTGGAACGTTCTTCGTAAGTACGTAGAGACTACTCCGTACCCGGAGGATTCAAGTGGTAGAACTTTCTATAACGTTGCCATGGATACGTACAGGGATGATTTTGATTCAGGGCAAATGGGTCAGGATGAAATCTTTGAGGAGGCAATTGCTCAGGCATATCGTTTCCATGCCAAAAACCCAGGTAGAGTTGCGGGCACCCCCAAGACATTCTTTGATCGAATCAAGAGGCTTCTTGAGAAGATCGGTAATTACATTGTCGCTAATAGTTTGACAACGAGTGAGGATATCTTTGAGGAGATTCGCACTGGTAGGATAGGAGCTAGAGAGCGTGGCGAGATAAGAACCATCAAGGATGTAGTTACGCCAGAGGGACGTAGATGGTTGGAAACAAGCTACATCGCTGGGGATGATGAACGTAGTAAGGAATCAAGAGTTGTTGACCTAAGTGACAGGCAACTACAGGGTGCGTTTAGGTCTGCCCTTGGAACTTCCTTGCTTAAAGCTCCGCAAGAAAAAATGGCTCGTGGTCAGCTAAGAAAATACCTTCAGGATTCTGGTGTGACACTGGAAGAAATGGAATGGTCTGGTCTTAATGATTACATAGAGAGCGTTCCCGAAACCCAAAAGTCAATCCAAATCGAAGATGTCATTAAGAATGTTGTTCTTCTTAGGATTGATGAGAAGATTATTACTTCTGGGTATGAAGAGTACACCCTCCCAGGTGGTGATAACTATATGGAAACGATTATTCGGGTGGCTCCGAACTTTTCCAGTCTTCCTGAGGTCCTAGCTCTCGTAAACATAGATAGCGGTTTGGTCCAAAAGTATTGGGGCCGCACTGATGACGAAGAGTCCTACGTCGGGGTTGGGCGAAAGGCACCAACCGACTGGGCAAACCTTGAGTACGGAAAGAGTCTAGCGTTCCAAGAGGATAGTGAACTTATCAGAAGGGAAGAACGTGTCGGAGAAAGGGGAACCGAGTATCGATACGGTGGGGAATGGTACGAATTAAGCAATGATGAGAAGAAGGTTTTTGATTGGGCATCTAGCGTTGCGTCATCGAATTATTCATTAGCATTGGATGATCGTTCAAGTCTAGGTGGGTCCGAAGATGACTGGGGAGTTCATACAGCTAAGTTGCATGCAGATGAAAACATTAGAGATACCCTAACGGAGCTACCATCTTACTTGCGCGACCTCGGTTTGGAGGGTCGTGTCTCTGCTGAGACGTTAGATGAGGCAGTCAAAGCTGCGCTAAGGAGGCAGGATGCTGAGTTCCGACAGCAACTTTACCGTGAATACAACAGAGATCCTTCCGCCATAAAGTATTTACAAGACCTGACAAAGGAGAATCCTGATCGCTTTGGTGATCCAAGGAAATCCCCCTCTGATCGGAGCGAAAATATCCTAGAGGCTACCTCTCCAGATGAAATCTCCGATGAGATAAAGGTGGCTTTTGGGAAGCTTGGTCAAGAGTTCAGGATGGTTCCAGATCGAAGGAATGATGCAGATAGAAATCTTGTCTACGATGACCCTCATTATGGAGATCGGGTTGCTCCTAACGTAGTGGTCCAGATTCGTTCAAAAGAACGTTTGATTAATGGTAAACGCATTCTTTTCATTGAAGAGATCCAATCTAGCTTGCATCAGAAGGGGGCGGAACATGGGTATATCACTGAACCAGGGTCCGTTCTTTCGCGTGAGAAGTTAGGAATCCGTCCTATCGGTGATGGTCGTGGGTATGACTGGGAGGTGTACCGAACTGATACAGGCGATGTAGTGGATAGATACCAAGGACAGACCAGAGAAAATGCGTTGGACATTGCCTTGGAACGGCATCGTGATACGGACGAGAGAGTTCCCGATGCTCCGTTCAAGAAGACATGGGAAGCCCTTGCCCTGAAACGAATGATTGCGCTTGCTGCGAACAAAGGTCTTGCGGGTGTGGGGTGGACTACAGGCAAGCAGCAAGATGATCGGTTTGACGCGGGACTTCGCTCAGCCGTTGACGAAGTTTCGTGGGGTCCTGGCATTCGGGCCGGTCAAGGCGGAAGAGAAGTCACTATCTACAATGAAGGAGATGTAGTTGTAAAGCTCTCCGTAAATAAAGAGAATCGCGTTAGAGAGAAAGTACATGCCTCGATACCAGTTGGTACTCCACTGTCTGATGTTATCGGGGGGGTTGCTGCCGACAAGATTGCAGGGAAAAATGAAGGTGTAATGGGCGTGGATGCAATGATTGGAGAAAGACAGTTCTTCAAGACATTGTATGACAAGAAGCTTGCTCAGGTTGGCAACAAGGTGGGTCGTAGGTTCGATACACAAGTAGAGTACGAACCAATGGAGGTTGATTTAAGTGGAACAACAGAGAGGGTTCCTTACTTCCCCATTAATGAAGAGCTAAGAGCTTCCGTAAAGAGTCAGGGATTCAACCTCTTTGGCTCCAAGGAATCTCGCGTTGTCGATGCAACTCGTCAGCTTGGAATCTTCAGGTCTCGCCTCAAGGAAGCGATAGACAAGGCACCCGACAAGCCGATGACTCCACGTAAGGCAATTGAATTCCTTCATAAGAACGGTGTTAAGAAGGATGAAATCCTATGGTCTGGTTTGGAGGAATTTCTTGATGGCAAGGACAAGGTAGTTCTCTCTTCCTTATGGTCCGAGCTTAGACCCGTTCAGATAGGGGAGACTATTTACGAAGGTGAAAATAGAGAGCCAACGGATGAGGAAATTTATGGCTGGCGCCAGGAATGGGCTGATGAACGACTTGGTAATGCCTCAAGTCTTATTGAAGTAACAGAGGATGATATTGAATGGGATGAAGATTCCGAGGATTACAATGACGGACTCGATGAAGAGGGTAGGTCGGTTGGTCATTATTATTACTTAGATTCATACTCCAGTGACCGCTTTGATAGTGAAGAACAAGCACAGGAATCGCTTCATCAACGTGTCATGGAAGAGTCTTGGGATATAGACGTACAAGATCTCATTGACGAATGGGGTGGAGGTGACGAGTACAGATCTGAGTATGGCGCTCAGCATTATGATCATCGTTTGGAGGGAGAGATTGATGATTCCTATGGAGAGATTGTATTGAAGGTGCCAGGGAGAAATGCCAGTCTTGGTCCCGCAATTCCGAATGCAATGGCGAATCATGCATTTCCAGATGAAGATGGAATGGCATGGGGAAGGTTTGATGAGCGGTTCCGTTCCCCGCCTCCCCCTCTTCATTTTGTAGAGACCTACGAAGAAGCGATATCTGAATTGGAAAAGCTCGGCTTGCCGGATCCCCTGGAGTTCTGGGGTTTTGATGACAATTCCGATTACATCTCTCTAGTAAATAGCGGCGCTGCCGCATACCAGTCCGGCGGTGAGGAAGCGATGAAGATCTTCTTCATCGAAGAGATCCAGTCGGATATGGAATCTGTTGTAACGGCTGCTGCGCGCCGGGGGGAGTTGCTTTCTAGAGCAGATGAAACGACGATTAAACGTCTCAAGGAATTTGCTTCACTTCTTATTAAAGGGGAAGGTTTACTCAAGCGTAACGAGCCAAGGACATATCACACGGACGTAGCCTCCAATTTTGAAACAACTGAAATGGTCAGGGATCGATTTGGTCGTAATGCTGCGGCGGACTCTGCCATTGGCAGAGACTCATGGTTGGGGAAAAGGTTCTTCGCTCCAGAAGACGTTACCAAGGAAGCATACGTTGGGCGTATTGAATCCCTTATCAACCAACTGTCAGAGATCCTAGAGTTAGATGATGTAGAGAAACTCAATTACTTGAGATCTACTGTCTCCTGGGGGCTGACCACCAGACCACCGAGCTACACCACGAGATGGGCGTCATCCCCCAGACCATTAAGCCTTCAGGAGGAGGCGGACAACGCCGCGCAGCCGAGGAGGACATTAGCCCTAAGGAGAGAAGCTAGAACATTACGTGAACTCAGGAATGAAGTACTTAGATACATTAATGATCTCAATGCGCGTCAAGCCGATATTCCGTTCAGGGAATCGATCTACATGATTATGTTCAAAAGATTGGTGGCAGAGGCAGTGGCGCGTGGGCATAACGAGATAGCTTGGACCACTGCGGACATACAGGTCAATAGATGGAGTGATAGTTCTAGGAAATTCTACGAATTACTGTATGACAAAAAGCTACCAGCATACGCAAGAACACTAGGCAAAAGATTTGGAGCGAAGGTACGAAAGATATCCATACCGCTTGATGATTATGCAGACGAGGGATATGTAACTCCAAAAAGAGAGGTTCAGGTAGCAGAGAAAATCCTTTCCGAGGAAGAGGTAGAGTCAAGAAAGGAAGAGCTTCCCTTATTTGGTGACGTAGAAGTCTTTCCCAGGGTTGGTTACGTCTTGGAGGAAGTGAGGAATGAAGGTAGTCGCCGGATGCCACGACCAGATAGAACATTCCCATACGAAGACACCAAGAACATTACTTACTCTACTAAGGAATCTGCGAACCTTGCTGCTTCAAGAATAAATGAATATCTCAAGAGCCTTGAAGACAATACTACCGAAGTATGGTCAATGACAATCCCGCCAGCCATGGCCGAGTCCGTGAGGGACCAGGGGTTTTCATTGTTTGGAACAAAGGAATCCAAGTTCATTATTCCTTCCGGAAGAAGTCGGGAGTTCAATCCCAATTCACGAACGGAAGTTAGTCCCCCAACCCCTATCGAAGATGCCTTGACTCCGAGTAATAAATTTACTCCGATTGGTACTGTCCCTCGCATCAACACTGCCGCAAGTGAACGCGCCCAACAGATCGCCCGTGGAGAAATTGAGGGCGAGAAGATGTCGGAGAACGATTGGAAGCCCTTCCTTCTTTCCAACAACAAGGCATCCATCTTTAGTCCTGCCCTCAGAAAGAGGGCAGGAGAGACGATAAAGATCCCAACCAACCTAACGTTCTTTGATGTCGTCAAGTCGGTTCTCAACTTTGAAAAATGGGGAGGTATCGATGGTCTTCTGACTTGGGCACGGCAGAAGATGGTGGATAAGTATGCTCGCATTGCCGAGATAGAGCAGCTTGTTGTTGATGAAATGAGAAAGGAAGGGGCTTCCGAGAAGGAGATACTCAGGAAGCTCATGGCGGATCAGAGTGCAGCGGCTGCTGCGTACCGATCAGATCGTGCTGCCGGTATCCTCCAGGCAGCATTGATGCGTGGTATCCCGATGCTCGTTAACGGACGAACGACCGTTGTGGATATGGATATTCAAGTCATAGATCCAAAGACGGGTGCTGTGTCAATGGGTAAGGGTGGGTTCACCCAGATATTCAGGCCGCTCCTCCGCAATCATTTGAACAAGAATCTCTTGGAAGACTGGGGGCTTTACAGGCTGGCTCTCAGGGAGAGGCGGTTCCTCGCCGAGGAAAGGGACACCCAGCTAACGGGTCCCGAGATAAAGGAGATAATCGACACCGTTCACAATGCTGCAAAGGAATCCAGTAAAGGCAACCCGCTTCATGAAGAAGCAAAGATCATGATGACTGTAGACGGAAACTTCAATAAGTGGAATGAAGGGTTTGTTAATTACTTGATTGATACGGGTGTAGTCAGCAAGGCAATGGGTGATCAGTGGATGGAGACGGTTGATTACATTCCTTTCTACAGGCAATGGGATGAAGAGGCTAGCGAGAACGAGAATTCATTGATTGAAAATATTCTAGGGAAACTAAGGGGGCAGAGCCCAAAGGTTCCCAAGACAATGATTGGTTCTCTTACGGGTATAAAGCTTCCGAAGAGGGCCAAGGGTGGCGACGCTCCTATTCTTGATCCCTTCACTACCATTCTACAGAACTCACTTTCTGCGATCACCAGCGGGCTCAAGAACGAAGCTGGACAAAAGGTCATGAAGGATGCTGAATATGTAAAGATGGCAAGGCGTCTTGGCATTGATGGTGAGTACGATTCATCCGGATTGGATTTAGCAAGCATCCATACAATTAGAGAAGATGGTGTAGAAGTAGACTATCTCGTCAGTGATCCTCTTCTTCATGATTCTCTCGTTGGTTTTACTGACGGCAAGCTTCCCTACCTCTCCATGATTGCTGCACCATCTACGTTTCTTAGGGAGATGGTCACTCGCTCTCCCGACTTCATCGTTGCCAATCTAATGCGTGATACGGTGTCGGCATGGGTCACGAGTGGATCCGACTTCACTCCGTTCAGTGATACGTTGAGGCACATGGCCGGGTCAACCAAGGCACCTAGCTTTGAAGCACTAAGCCGCGCTGGTCTCAACATGGGTTATGACTTTGGTAGGGACATGAGGTCTGCCCGTAATGAGGTCATGAAGCAGTTCCGTAAAGAAGGAACGCTTGAAGACGAAAGAAACATTGCTTGGAAAAGCGTAATGAATGTGTGGGATTGGGCCGGTGACGTAACGACCCGCTCCGACATGGCTACACGTCAAGCCGTTTACGAAGATGTACTCAAGAGACTTACTCCGGTGTACGGTGCCGCAGTTGCAGAGGTCGAGGCTGAATTCCAGGCGCAAGAGATCATTAACTTCTCAAGGAGAGGGAACAGCAACATCGCGCGTTACGTTACTGCGGCTGTACCTTTCCTGAATGCAAGAATTCAGGGGCTCGATGTTCTATACCGCGCAGGTACGGGTAGGTACAGTGCGAACGTAGACAAGACGATGACCAATGAGGCACGTCTCATTTTCACAAACAGGATGATGACTCTTGCAGGTCTATCTATCCTTTACTGGATGTTCGTTCATGACGATGATGAGTACAGAAACGCACGGCCCGAGGTAAGGCAAGACAATATAATCCTGCCTCGATTTGGTGGACTACTTGGCAAGTTGTTACCGAACAAGATTCCAAAACCATTTGAAGTTGGATTGATTGCTTGGACAATTCCCGAAACATTTGCTGAATTGATTTCAGGTAACCAAGACCAGAGGCAAACCGTTAATGCACTGAAGCGTGGGTTGATGACAACTCTTAGTTTCAATCCAGTGCCACAAGCAGTAAGACCTTTGTACGAAGCTTTCAACAACAAGTCTTACTTCACCGGAAGGAACATTGTCCCGTACTTCCAGACAGAGCTTAGCCCTGAGCTTCAAACACAACCCGGCACGAACGTAATCGCCCAATCCTTGGGGTCTATGTTCAATGTCTCCCCAACGAAAATAGAATACGTTCTTCGTGGGTATAGTGGGACCATTGGATCTTATATCTTGTTTGCTTCCGATGAAGCCCTGAGACCGATGAGTAACTACCCCTCGACTCCTAAGCTGCTTGGTAACCCAGAGAAGATGCCGATGTTCAGGAGGTTCTTCCAAGGTCCAGAGGGCGGTGGGAAGTTGGCTGAGTTCTATGAATTCAGGGAGGCTTCCGAAGCAATCACAAATGATATACGTGCTTTAAGAAAGCAAGGTCAGGCTAAAAAAGCAGCAGACTTGGTTACCAGTAACCTGGGTATCATTAAGACTGTATCGAGAAGAAAGGGACTTGATAAGACATTGAAGAACTTGAGGCAGCAGAAGAATATGATTATGTTCTCAAGGCATTTAACACCGGAGCAAAAACAACATGCCCTCAACGAGATTGAGAGGAAGCAGACGCAAGTCCTCTCAGGCATCACGGACATCAGGGAAAGGGCAGACCTCCCGGTCGAACTACCTTTCCCGCTCTCCATCTTCGAGAGGAGGTAACGTCAGTAAAATGACATTAGGTAAGAAGCAGGAACTCTTTTCACGGGCGTTAGGTCTACTCATTCAGTTCGCCACGTTCCGTGGCTTTGAGATCAGAATGGGAGAGGTTCTCCGCTCGAAAGCAGAGGCTACTAGAAAGGGATTTCCGAACAGTAACCACACTAGGAAACTTGCTGCGGATCTGAATCTCTTCAAGGGTGGCAAGTACCTGAGTAAGACATCGGATCATCTGGTTCTGGGAGAGTTCTGGGAATCTCTCACCGGAGAGTACGATGGGGAACACGTTACGTTCGCATGGGGCGGACGTTTCAAAGATGGAAATCATTATTCAATACAACATGGAAAGGTAAAATAACCATGGAATGGATTACTAATAACTATGAATCAATCATTGATATCGTTGCGAAGGTTATTGCTTGTGCGGCTGCGGTCGCAGCAATAACTCCTTCACGAGTTGACAATGACATTATAAACCGAGTTCTTTCACTAGTTAATCTTTTGGGACTCAATGTGCTTAAAGCCAAATCAGCAGATGATCAATAGAAAATGACCTCACGGTGAATGATACAAAGTTTTACGTTGCACCTTCCCCTATTCACGGGCAAGGTGCATTTGCTAAAGAGGGCATAAGGCAGGGTGACGTAGTCGATTACCTTGTTCGGGGTCTCTATGCCGGGGGACTCGCTGGCGGCAACAGGACAAAGCTTGGCGATTACATAAACCACCGCTCGGATCCTAACGGCAGAATGAGGGAGGTCCCGGGTACTCCCGAGCATTACTACCTTGAGGCTCTTTCTGATATAGAGCCGGGGTCAGAGTTGACGATGAGTTACTGGGACACGCCCGACTTTGTGGCTAAGCCGAATCAGGTTGATCCTGAGAACTACGAGTCATGGGGATAAAATGAATTCTATCTACTTGATTAGTGCATTGGTTGTCATTGTAATCAGCTTAGTCCTAATGCTCATATGGGTTTCCAAGGCGAGTGGTGGAGCGGAGGAGGAAAGGAATGCGCTGCGCGACGGTGAAAAACGAAGGGAGAAGTTCGATGAGGAAATCAATCGTCCCCCTGCTCGGGGTCGTGATCTTCTCGATAAGCTGCGCGACATGGGCCGGTAAGCCACCTCCCTGCCCGCCGCCATCCCCGGCTGCGGTAAATGAACTTGAAGCTCTGATGGGCGATGAACCTAACGGTTCGTCGCCCATTTCTGCTTTAGAGGGTTGGATAGGGGAAATCGAGCGGTATTGCAGGGGAATCATGGAGATGCGTGGGTGAGTGAAAAGAAGCTGACGAACCTGAAGATCCTCTTGAAGAAGAATCCTCCGAGCGAACCGGTAGCGGTGATGCTCAGAACAAACAGTGAGGTTTCCGATTGGCTGAGAAAACTTTTTGAACTTCGCAGTTCGGGTGAGATAAGCATGACGTTCTCTTCTATTGCTGAAGAGCTTTCTGAATTCCTAGAACGAAACGTTAAGCCACGTCAAGTGAGTGAGGCATTCAGAGAATGGCAACGAGAAAAAAAACGAAACTGAAAACGATTGCAGAACTTGAGAAAGCCGCTGGTGCCAAAGATGAAGAGCGTTCTTCTGTTCGACGTGAGCTTGCCCTCGACCGTGCGAAGCGGAGCGAGGGGGAGTGGAAGAAGCTCGCGCTTCTCGCCAAGAAGGAACTGGAGGTTGCCGAAGGCAGACTAGATGTTCTCCTGGCATCAGAGCAGCCACGCTCACCCATCATTTTCAAACCGGCCAAGCGTCAACTAAAGACACAATCCATTCCCATCATGATTGCTTCCGACTGGCACGTCGAAGAGGAGGTCGGAGAGGAGACGGCTCCGGGTGCCCTGTACACGCTCGATGTAGCCGAAGAGAGGATCTACAACTTCGGTAAGAACTCTCTTACGTTGGTGAACGCTGCCCGTGCCCATACCCAAGTGAAGGAAGGGATCCTGCTCTTGCTGGGGGACCATTACACTGGACACATTCATGAGGAACTTCATGAAACAACCAGCCTCTCGCCGATTGAATCGATCCTCTGGTTAAGGGAAAGAATCAGTGCATTGATTCATTACCTTCAAGACAATGGGGATTTTGAAAAGCTCACCGTCGTCTGCAAGATAGGGAATCATTCGCGCACAACTCTGAAACCCAGGATTGCTACAGCGCACAAGCATTCATTTGAATGGTTGCTGTACCACGTCCTTGCCCTTGAGTTTGAAAAGGACAAGACCATCGAGTGGGTCATCGAACCCACCTATCACACGATGCTGGATGTTTACGGCATGAAGCTGCGCGTTCACCATGGCGATTGGAGTGGTCGATACCAAGGGGGCATCGGAGGTTTGGCTGTCCCTCTTTCCAAGTCGCACTTGAAGTGGAACCAAGACCCGCACCTCCGAGCCGACCGAGACATCATCGGTCATTGGCATTCGTTTTCCGAAAGCACTGGCAAAGTCATCATTAACGGGTCATTGATTGGCCCCAACAAATTTGGAATCAAGGTACAATCCCATGAGAGGCCGCTGCAAAGTTTCTCGCTCATCAGTGAAAAATTTAGCGACGAAACCATCCGCGCTCCCGTCTTCGTTGAGTGACGAAGAACTCGCTCGCAAGTGGGCGAAGGAGACCAAGAGACTCGTACTATCGATGCTCGGTAAGGCATTGTTCGCAGGGCATGAACCTGCTCACCCCATCAAGATTAGATGGGTGGCGATGGACGACGACGAATGGGGAGATGCTTCGCTAAAGAAGTACAAGTCTGGCGAAACGTTTCTGATACGGATGAATAAAGACTTGCTAAACCCTAACGTTCATTCCAGGGATCTGGCCTTGTTCGTTTTCATTCATGAGTTGGCTCACTGCATGGCGTGGGCAGCGAATGAGACTGCGGAGGAGTCTCGCACTCGTGTTCATGGAGATCACGGGGCGATTTGGTCGGCGGAACATGGAGTTCTTTGGGAGTCTCTATTCGATTAGGCTTCGACACGCAATCAGTTGGCTCATCCTGATGGTCCCACCATGAGCCGGTACAGTACTTACACAGCAGGCTGTCTTCAAATTGGTGGCCCATGGCTTTAATCGAATACTTCATCTTCTTTCTCTGTATCAAGACAGCCCTCCCCTCCCAGTCTCATGAGTTCCTTTTCGATCCCATCCCTGGCGATCTTTGCGGAACTGGTCCCCATCTTCTCGGCTAGTTCTTTAGCTAGTTCCTTGAACCGAACCGGAACACGAATGTTCCAGTAGGTTCCGGACTCACTCAGTTTTTCGTAGTGTCTAATCGTCATCGTCTACCTTGTACAGTTCAGAAACGATTGACCATCCAACCGCTGCATAGCCAGCGATGTCCTGCCAAGAATCCTTGTGCGTTGGACTTTCCATAAGCCGCCCTATCTTTGTGAGAATCATTGCGATCACCACATCTTTTTCACTGTAGAACTCACGGCTTGTATCTACGGAACTCCACAGACCAGCGATCCTCATATAGTTAACTGCGGGTCTTCCATACTTTTCCATTCTTTCACTTGTAATCGTGTTAGCTACGTCTTCCAGAAACGTTTTCATTGTATGCTCAGCTTTCTCGTTCAATTTTTTCTGAGTCATCTCATGCATTTTTAACTCCTTCGACTTCATCAATAAAGGACTGACACAGGGTCTCAAACTTTTGTCTTGCTCCCATGTCTTCCTTTAATTCGGAACGTGATTCAATGTCGCATGCCTTGCGGAGCAGGCGTGCCGTATGCTGTTCTTCGTTTTCACCCCATACATCTCGTTCCTCTGGGTCCGTTTGCATGTATTCATGAATCCATTCTTGGAACCTAGATGACCTACAAAGCATTCCTGCCTGTTGAATGAGGGCATCGGATTCGCTTGCGTCCTTTGTCTTTACCGGCTGGTCGTCGTCGCTGAGTTGAACCATGGCACACTGGTACCGGGTACCTACCCAGGAAGAGAACAGATCTTGCGGAACATCATTTGGGTGCAGCACCAGGGTTAGATGGTATCCATCCTTGGTTTGCCTGAACGAAGTTTTAACTGCTTCAAAGTTCAGCGTGTAGTTTTGCATTCCATCCATAACTTATGACTTACCTTTGCCCAATCCTCTGGATCGATTCGTTTCTTTATCCAGAACAATTCTTCATCACCAGTCTGGTGACATTGCATGTGGCAGAAACGACAAAGAGGGACTGCCCATTGGTCACCAGTTTTCCTGGCGAAACCGGACAGTCCCCCTTCGGCGTGTCGTAGATGATGTGCATCATCAGCAGGGCGTTTACAAATCAAGCATGGGTTCTCCCGTACTGACTTGAGATACGCCTTGCTTCTCACATCAAAACTCCTTGTCAACCCAATCCTGTTGGGGGGCTCGGGGGGTTGAGCCTTCGGGCTTCTGGTACTTCTCGGAGTCGAGCTTCAGGTATACGTAGTCTTCCCCGCTCTTTTCCGATGTACCCTTCCAACCAGCGATGTATACCATTGCAGGTCCGTCCCCCTTTGATGCTGCGTCTGCAAGGTTCTTGATGAACCGTGCATCCACGGGAACTTCAGCCCTGAAATCAGGATGTTTCGGGGATGCCTTTCGGTTGGAGTTGAGATATCCGACATTAGGTTTCTTAGCTTGCGCCATTGTCTGATCCTTTCATTAGTTTCTTGATTTCTTCCCTTCGGTCATTGAATTCAGAACGAATAGCTGAGTAGTTATTCTTTCCGAAGCTCTTGTATTCCTTCTTGTTCCGGTCGAAGACCTCCCACAATTCCTTCAGGCTGTCAATGTCCTGTATGTATCCGAGTTCAGGAATCTCCACTGCATCCAATGCTTCGACTGCCATCTCAACTGCGTTTTTAGTTGTCTTCTTCCTGCGTCCATTGCCGCTGCTCTTTCTCTTGGGCTTGGGCTTGGGCTCTGCTTCCTCTGCTTCCTCTGCCTCCTTGGCTTCCTTGAGTTCCTCTTCCTTTTGCCTCAACTTTTCTTCGGTGTCGCGTAGCTGTGCTTCGTGTTGGCTACGCATGCCATCATGGTCTTCACCGATCTGAGGCTTGCCGAGGCTCATCAGCGTATAGCGTTTGTTATAGGAGACGCCCGCCCCGCCATGCTGGTGGTCTTCTGTAACGAGCATCGTCATTGAAGACGATTCGCTCAAGCCCGTTTCGATGTGGGTAAACTTTGTCGTGATTACATCGAAGACACCGTTGTTCCCTGAAGCAATCGATTGACGAATGAGGAATCCCTTTTCCTCTGCGATGGGTTCCCACTCCATCAAGATGTTTTCAAGGGTTGCGTACTTGTAGTTGAACCCTGTCTCAGTCTTTCCGGGCCAAGTTAACGCCGTCTTGAACTCAGCTAGTGCCTTCAGGAATTCAGTGTTCTCTCGATGTTCATCTTCACTTGCCATTTAGATACTCCTTATTCTGGTCGCAGAATCTTGCGACTTCACAAAAGTTTTCGCATCGGGTTCTCTCGCCCTCCCTCCGTTCGATCATTGCCTTGGACATCTTTCGTTCTTCGATCCATTCGGTCGCCTCTTCTTCTGAGGCAAGGACACGCAGTGCGCGAGATGCATCGGGCCGCTTCACTGCAAAGGTTGCTGGCTTCTCCCACATTTCCTCTGCCGTGCAAGGGGGGATCTCGTCTGTGAATTCAAGCATCAAGTCCGCATCCATGTGAAGGTTCAACCGTTCCTCAAAGAATGCTTTCCTCAGTTCGGGTGACCACATGGCAATCTCTACCGTGATGCCGGGGGTCTTCGGGTAGCTCCTGTCACGTTGGGCTGACCGCCATGACCAATCACGCAGGATGGCGTACACCTCAAGGCGTCCCACTATGGCATGGTCCGGGTCCGTCTTTTCAAATAGATGGGCGTACAGGTTCAACTGCTGCGACCAGCTTGATTCCGGTGAGTGGCTAAGGGCGTAGACTGAGGTGAACTTGTAGTCCCCTATGGTGAACGTGCCGTCTTCGTTCTGATACGTCACATCCATAGCGCCGCTGACATCGATTCCGTTTAGATCTAGGTGGACTCTCTGCTCAACGGAATATCCACCCGTGTGCCGTTCTGCGATGGAATGGATTGCAGTCCCAACCAACCGAAAGATGTTCTCATACACGTCATCCTCGACCTGCTCAGCGTGCTCTGCGCGCAGGATTCGTATGCGTGGAGAATCCATTAGCTGCGTAACCGTGAAGTCAGAGCCTTCGCTGTCATAGTGGGGGGCGTTGGCGAACTCAACCAGGGAAGCGGGAGCGCCATGTTTGTTCGTAACAATTGCCATTGCTCGCTCGATCATACGCCACGATACGTAACGGATGCAAGGGAAGATTAAGTAATTTATTAATAATCAAGTATCTAAATCATTTGTGACGTACACAAAGATGTGTTCTCCTTCCGGCACATCCGGCACAACCGGCACAACCATGGGGATAGCCCCCACTTGTTCCACTTGCTCCAGTTGCTCACCTAAATAGCCAGGATTTACCACGGCAATGTTGGCTATTAAATGAGTTGTGACGTAATGGCAGGGCTTGTCAATTGACACACGCTCATGTCAATTGACATCTAAACAATTTCATAATCAACTCACGGCTCCCGTTGGAGAACCGAACCCAACCGCGCCAACAATGACAACATTGCCAGGGTAAAAGCGAATGGCCCTGGCATTCGAGTTTCTAATTCATTTAGGTGTGAGGGGTACCCCTGAAATCGCTGCAATCGTGCAATCGCTCCATCGAATTTTCGCAGCTTGCTTCCACAAGCTTGCGATTTCGTTCTAAAAATAGTATGAAGCCAGAGGGGGTGGAGATGCAGTGGGATTACGAGGCGACATTCTTGGGGGAACCGGCAAGCAAAGCCAACAGTCGAAGGATCGTATTGATCAAGGGATCTCCGAGGGTGATACGATCTCAGAAAGCTCTCGCCTATGCGCGCTCGTTTCTCCGTCAGTGCAAGGCGCTTCCAGAGATGTTGGACGCAGACGGCTCGCTTCTGCTGACAGACATGGACATCTACTACGCCAGTCGGCGACCAGATCTGGACGAGTCCTTGATCCTCGATCTATTAGAGAATCAAGTCTACAAGAACGACAGAAGCGTCAGAGCGAAGACGATCCGTTGGCATCTCGACAAGGAGAACCCGAGGTGTACCGTGAGGATCTTGAAGCTTCCCGCAGACTTTGGATTGCCGTCCTGACGCAAGCCTTCAGAGACTTCTGTGCCTCCGAACGAGAGGTAACGGGAGTTCTAAAGTGGATTAAAACTCCATCCTTTTCCATTGCCTGTGCTGCTTCAGACGTAGATCAGGACATGGCAATGGATGCATTCAGAAACCTTGCACGCTTCGATCCACCAATGCGTGCGAAGCTAATGCGTGGAACGATTGCAACAACCATGGGTGGACAAAAAAGAAAGACCGAGAGGGATTGACCCTCTCGGTCTCATTGGGTACCCAATAGAGCAATGGCAAGCTCAACAAGAATCTACGTCCCCGACATCGCCGTGTCAACACGAACTTCTTCGGCCATAAGAAGTTCATCCCCCCCTACTAAACGTTATACATTTAACGACATGTACGTTAAAGGTACATTCTCTCTCCCTACGGGAGAGAGAACATGTACTTTTAACGACATACATTAATGCATTAATGCATTAGAGGTGCATCGTGGATAATTTCAGGGATCACATTTTCAGTTCAGGCAAGGCAGTGAGCAACGGGCGAGCATACTTGGTATGCCCTGCATGTTCGGAGGACAGAAGCACCGTTGCGCATCGGCGACAGCCGGTGCTTGGCGTGAACTACTCGCACGGTTCAGCAGTTTATTATTGTAACCATTGTGGTACGTCGGGCCGCGTCTTTGAAGATGATGAACGCCGCGCAGATATTCCTGTTGCCGAACCGAGGATTCAATGGGATACGTTCAGCGAACTTTGCACCCCTGATCTGGCTTACTTTGAGAGCCGAGGAATTGATGCAGCCAAGCTAGACTTGCTATCGACCGTGAAGTATTTCCCTCAGCTTGAGTCTGCTCCGGCGATTGGATTCCCGTACCGGCTGGATGAGAACATCAAGTGGGTTGCGCGTGATCGTGGAGAGAACGGAGAGAAGTTCATTCAATGGGAAGTCACCGGAGGTGGGGCTGGCCTGTACCGCAGGGAACTCATCGATTACAACGATGAGTGTCTGGTGATCTGCGAAGGCGAAGTGGACTGCGAGAGCGCGCGGAACCTAGGGTTCAACGCAGTGTCGGTACCCAATGGAGCGCCGACAGGAACTCAAGCAGAGAAAACGTTGAAGGCAATCAACGGGAAACTCGGATCGTTTTCTCGCATCGTTATCGGAATGGATGCGGACGAGAAGGGACGCGAAGCCACTGATGCACTGGTAGATATCGTTGGTCGCAAGTGCGCCCACACGATCACGCACCCGGTAGGGTGCAAGGATCTCAACGACATTCTCGTTCGGTTTGGACCCGATGCATTGCGTTCGGTGTTGACCAACACGCAACCGAGCATGTCAGGTATCGTGCGTGCGCG